AAAATTATCCATTAACGGATACAATTCTTCCCAATCTTTATAAATCCCGAGATGCAATATAGGATCTTTGCCGGCAATAACATCTTTTCGGGCGATCACCACATGAATGCCTTTGTTTTGGTCAACGCCCATGGTGCAGGGGGATTCTTCCTCGCTCCGGATCCGGTAATTCCCACATAACCGCAAAACGTCCGTGATGCTCAGTCGATTCTCAGCCTCAACATAGCCGACGCCAATTTTCAAATTGTATAGATCCGTGATATTGTCAGTTGTACGATAGATATGAAGAATTTCGGCGGGACTCACAAAATGGGACCATAATTGAGAATATTGATAACCCCTGATATCCCTGTTATCGGGATATTTGGGCACCCATTGGCCGTTAGATGGATTGAGCTCCGCGTGACACCGCTCACATGCCCGGATTACGCGGCCTTTAACCCTGATGAGTGTGGGCACCTCATCGTTTGGTTTTTTAGGGAATGTGCCCACAAGATCCGTGTAGTGATTGCATTTATCACATTTTATGAGCCAGTAATTTTGATCAGATAATTGAAAAACTTTATCAATACCATAGTCAGGCAAAGTGGGATTCGATAATTTGAGTTGCTCTTTCTGCTCACTGTGGGCCATGCGCTCATAAGCCATATCCACCGCTTTCTGAGGCGCCTCATCCAGCTCATCATAAACTATAAAATCTGCTGGCACTGATTTTAGGCCTATCCTGCTTTTCATCCCTCGAAGATATAGAAATGTGTTCCATATCCGCTTAATATTCGCAGCGTCCGTTTCTTTCAGCCACGAATCTATTTCCGGATTATCTTCAATCAACGCGCTGATCCGGCCCTTTGAAAAGTCGGTCACATCGCTTTTGCTAGGGAATAGATATAAAATCCCTCGATACTCGCCGTAGCGTGAGCCATACATACATCTAAGCATGGCCTTTGAGGTTAGACCCATTTGCGTGGATTTCATTTCGGCAATGTGGGGGTGAAAGTCCTGGTAGGGCTGTATTAAATAATCATGACGATCATAAGTGAATTGCCGCCCATCAAGTACAACGCCCTTGACCCATTCGTGGAAGGGTTTGGGCGGTTTTTCACTGACAATAGAATCAAATGCGGATTTGTCCATACGCGGCCATAGAACATCGACCATGTGGTCAATGTCTATGTGCTCAAAACTCTCGATCGGTATGGGCGCAAACACTATTTATGTTCTAACCTCTCGATGACTTTTAGTTTTATCTGCTCTGCAATTTGGCTCGGAAAAACAGACATTATGGCTTTAAACGCTTCGGAATCGATAAGATCTTTGCCACCCGGGCCGGATAGCTCAACATGCTTTAATTTTCTCCATCGACCAGGATTTCTATTGCAGAGCCAGTCAAAAGCTGCTCTTGTTTCCGGAGGAACATCTTTCCGGACCTTTCTTGTAACCACATATTTTTTGATCTTCTTCCGGGGAACACCTTGTATTTCTTCCTCATCGGTGGGTTGCTCCTCCTTTGGATCGTCAATCCACATGAGTTCCGATGTGGTTTCATTAAATCTGTAGCCGATTGCCCGTTTCAAAAATGATGTTTCAACGTTGCCGGTATCATAAATATCCTTACCGGCCTTTATGGAGGCTAAAAATTCAGGATTTTGCTTTTTCCAGTTAGTAATCGTGCTCTTATCAACATTAAAAAGAGCGGCAAGTTTAAGATCCGTAAAGCCGCCTTCTTCACATGCAACCTTAGCCATGCGGGCATATTCTGTTTTGTATTTTGGGGGACGCCCACGGCGGCAACCAGGTTGCTTTTTTGGGGGAGGTTTGGAGGACCTGGCTTTTGCATTTTTTTTACTTGCCATTTTTACACTCTGAGGTGTTCAAGGTTTTTTTCTATAATATCACGACAAATATGGGAATTTAGCAAATGCTCAGCTTTTCGCGGCAAAACGCGGCAAAACGTTAATAAAAAGTGTTGACAGGGGGTAAAATCGGGGGGAATTGACTATTTAATTTCTATCTCTTTATTTTCTAAATACTTTCTGATTAACGGTATCCATTTTTTCTTAATGTCCGTTTCAAAAATCATATATGAGCTATTGCGCTCCAATTGGAACGCCGGTAAATTAAACTTCTTTATCCAAGCTTTTATAGTACTGGAAGAAACACCAAAACGCGCGGCGATTTGTTCAGTGTTCGCATAAAAATCCCGGATTTGCGGCATTGATTTTTTGTCATTCATTGTTTTTGGTTTCGACGTCTTCGATATCCGGCATCATAGAGGGCGGTAATCGTAATTTTGCAATGGAGAACAAAACTAAAAAGATAGTGAATAAAACGATGCCAACAACAACCATGAATGTTATTACAATTTTCATCTTTCAAGCCCTTTAAGTTTCTAATGTTTTCTCGTACAGCTTTATAAAAAACCAAAGCGCCTGTTGTTCCGGTTCTCTCAACTCTTCTTCGGCCCTGAGCAACAATGATTCATAAACTTCGGGCCGCTTTTTGAAATCTATCAGGATTTCTAATTTTCCCGGATACTGCTTTTCCGGTCCTGGATTCGGTTTTTCCGGCCCTTGATCCGGTTCTGTATCCGGAGGAATGTTTTCGGATTTATTATTTTCATCATTTACGGGATCTTCTTTTTTCTCAGGATTCAGATAGCCCCATACGGTTGGCACTGCCAAATTTAATCTTAAAGCAATGATCGAATTTTCAAAGCCATGGTTACTCATAACCTGAGCAATATTTCTACGCGCAGCCGACAACTCGGGCGTACGCGCCTTAGATATTATATCCTCATATTCCACACCTTCGTCATCGCAATACGGCTGCATTATTTCTTTGTGTTTTTTCCCTTCCATTTCTTCAATCTCCTTTTGGGTAAGTCCCCAATGTTTTGGTTTTGAGTGTCTTAAAAATTTTACGATTGGAAAATGATGGTTATTTAACGCATCATCATACCGAGCCGGAAGAGGGCAGTTTTTACAAGGTTCCGTTCGTTTCTTATCCTCGTAACGATGCTCACACACAGAACATGGGTTTTTGGGGGAATCTATTGTTCGCGCATCATATTTATTAATCACAGTTTCCCGCTAACATATTCAATTAAAAGCCTTTTTGCGGCCTCTTCGCCCCTACAGGTACACGCATAATATCCCTGTTCTGTTAATTGATTAATCCACCATATTTGATCACCGGAGAGCCTCCCCGATGATTTTTTCTTTAATTCGATATATAATCCGTGCCATATCCCTCGCGGTACCGGTAGGTTCAGATCCGGGAAGCCTTTTCTCAGGCACCCGGAGGCCTTCAGCATGTTGATAAGTTTCCACCTAAAATTCTCAATCACATAGGATTTGATATTTTTAAAATTAATCCATTTCTTTTCAACCTTTGGCGCGCTCCCTGGAATATAACTTCCATTCATTGATGCGTTTATTAATTCCAGATCCGGGTATTTTGAGGCCATGTGAAAGCAAAATTTCACAACATTGCATTGCTGCACGAATTCCGAAGGCTCGGGAAACTTTTTAAGTATTTTGGGCAATCAGAATCTCCTTTCGGGATTGTGGGGATGAAATTTAACTCGGCGCCTATCAACTATAATGCCTCTCCGGTTCCCCCAGAGAAGGCGCCGTTCATGGCCGGTTCTTAATTCCGGAACGTGACTCGAATATTCATACCCCCTTCGGTCCGGAAAGCGCCTGCGCTTAATAGATGATCTTCTTCCCATTTTTCACCCCTATTCTCTTCGGCCACTCCCTGGCCAGCCATTTCTTTCGTTACACAAACCGACCCGTTGTTAAATCTCTTTTTGTGTTTCTTTGGCGATGATTTGTATAATCTCCAATTGGACCATCCTGTTTTGTTCGATATTTTCCCCGAACAATATCTGAAATTGTTTGGAAAGCTACATCGTGTTGATCAGCCAAAAACTTTTGAGTGACTTTTCCTTTTGAATAAATTTCTCTTATTTTAACAACATCCTTATTGGATATTTTCGACCCTGGATTTTTTTCACCATATTGGTCAATTAATCCGGTTCTGTGGGCATGTTTTTGATTATCTGAATAGCTTAGAACTTCCAAATTGTCTGGATGCGTATATGGGGTTGCGAGATAGATTTTTTTAATACTAAATGGCATTATCTTATTCTAATCCCGATATTATAATCATGTTCCCCGAAAGA